CACAGAGCTAGCACCATTCCTATCTAAAGGTAAAGAACCTCGTGAATACAAAGGCATCAAAGGTGAACGTCTAAAGACTATCAAACTTAAAGGTCAAATTAGCCAAGGATTAGCATTACCTGTTGAAATTGATAGCGGACAATTTACAGGTGAAGTTCATGTAGTAAAAAGAGAAGCAGTTGAAGTAGGTACTGATGTAACAGAACTATTAAACATTCTCAAATGGGAACGTGATATTCCAGCACAACTCGCAGGTAAAATGGCAGGTAATTTCCCTTCATTCATCCCTAAGACTGACCAAGAACGTATTCAAAACTATGGTAGTACATTAGAAAAACTAGAAAGTTTACAGCTATGGGAAGTAACTGAAAAGCTTGATGGTTCTTCAATGACTGTTTTCCGTAATACAGTTAATGGTGAAACACACATGGGTGTATGCTCCCGTAACTACGAGCTTAAAATAGAAGATACCGATAACTCTTTTGTTAATACAACTATCAAGTTAAATATTCATGAAAAACTTAACTTGCATAACCTAAATGTAGCTATCCAAGGTGAACTCATTGGTCCCGGTATCCAAGGTAACCCATATAGCCTGTCTGAGGCTGACTTCTATGTGTTCGATATTTGGGATATCAATGAACAAGGATACTATTCACCACAACGTAGACAGTTCATGTGTAAAACACTAGGTATTAAACATACACCTACTTTCGCTGACTATGAAACTGATAGCCGTACTACTGTATCTGAGCTACTAACCTTTGCAGAAGGTAATTCAGTACTTAATCCTAAAGCTAAACGTGAAGGAGTTGTATTCAAAAACCTATCTGATCCATCCAAATCATTTAAAGCTATCTCTAACTCTTGGTTACTAAAGAATGACTGATGTAGAAAAATTCTGGTTACGTTTACAACCACACTTTCCTAACTGGAAACCTTGGAATGAACTACACCCAGTAGAACAGGTTCAAGTAGTTCAAGGTATTAACATGATCTTAAGTGTATTATGAAAGAAGATACTGAAAAATACAAAGGTTTAATGACACAAGCAAGAACATTCGATTACTACGCATCAATCACCACTGATGATAAAAGTAAAAGATGGTCTGAATGGGCAAACAATAAACGTAAAGAAGCAAATAATATCCCAGATGATTATAAAGACCCTGAGTGGCAAATGCCTTCGTGGGGTACTTATGGTACCTGATATTGACCACTACATTGTTTTTGTAAAGTACTTTTTAGGATATAGCCCAACACAATACTGTGTAACTGGTAAAGAAATATCACATACAAACGCAATCTGTTTTAATTCATACAAAGAAGCTCATGATTATGCAAACAAACTCTCTACTCAAAAAGAAACGTATGATGAATCCAGAGGTACTAGCCAAGGGAAAGTTAGCCCTTGAACAGTGGCGTAAAGAAAAAGCTTATGCAGAAAAGAAAGGTGGTAAGTTTCTTGAAGCATGGGTTGAAGAGCAAGCACTGAAGAAAGCTCAAAAGAAAACATCACCTATGCAAGCTATTAAGAACTTCTGTAATAACTGTGTAGGTGATATTCGTTCAGACATTACTAACTGTACAGCTAAAGGATGTGCATTGTATATCTATCGACCATACCAGAAAGATGATGTATGAAAAACACAATAGACATGGCCCGTGAAGCCGAACTTGTTTACTGGCTTCCTAATTCAACTTACACCAATGGACGTTGGTGGATGGATGCTGGTGAACCTGGTGAAGAGCTAAAAGCCTTTGAAGCCCTTGTTCGTGCTGATGAGCGTGAAAAATGTGCAAAGGTGTGTGAAGCCCGTGCCGAAGAGGAGGTTGGCATGGCTTACGAAGGTATTGCGCTTGATTGCGCCGCAGCCATCCGAGCAAGGGCCAACACATGACCAAAGACGAAGCATTGAAGCTGGCGCTAAAGGCGTTGGAGGTCGCACAAGACAACTTGCGTCCACATGGAGACAACTGTTTCCTTCATGACGAAGGCGAATACAAACGTTGCTTTTGCGGCAAAGATTCGTTGTCGGATTATTTGCAAGATGCTGTTGAAAAATTGGACACCGCCATCAAGCAAGCCCGTTCAGCACCTGTGCAAGAGCCTGTGGGGTTCTTTGACTGGTACGACAACGCGCATTGGGGCAACGAAGACTTTAAAGAAGGTTGCCACAGATCGTGGAATGCCGCAATCAAATACACCACCACACCCGCACAATCAGCACCTGTGCAAGAGCCTGTTGGGTGGACGACGCCGCACGGGGGCTTTTTTAGTAACGATTACATCACCGACTTTGCACTACCACACGAAAAAGAAACGCACAACATCCCGGTCTACATCACCCCACCCGCAGCACAGCGGCAATGGGTTGGGCTGACGGATGAGGAGCGCCAAGAGTGTGCGCAGTCACCGTTTACAGCGGAAAACTACCGAGCCATCGAAGCCAAACTCAAGGAGAAGAACACATGAATGGATACAAATTACAAACTACGCACGAACAAGACTCTGATTGGAAATGTTACTTGTTTGGTAACAAACCTGGAGGCCAAGGTATAATCTATACCCCGGCAAAAGATCAAGTACCTAAATGGTTTGTCCGCTGGATGATGAAGATATGCCTTGATTGCACATGGGTAAAAGGAAATAACAAATGAAGCTCTACGAACTACCCCGTAACGTATACTTCAGTATTGAAGATGATCCACTGCAACGTGTTTACTTATTCAAACACATTGATGGTATGTACTCTGTATGCTATGATATGAGTGATGAGCTTATTCATATTGCTGCATGGACTGATGTACAAATTGTTCGACCACATACACAATCTCCAGAGTTAACTCCAAAGTTTATTTAACATGAATCAATATTACGTTGTATCTTCTTTTAAAAACTTCTTTGTATACGCTGATAGTGAAACAGAAGCTTACTATGAAGCTGATGCTTACCTAGGCTATACACCAGACTTTCTTGAAGTGTTTTTAGATGAAATTTTTGTATGACCTTTGAAGAACTATGTGATGAGTACATGTCCGACTCAACACTGTATTGCTGTTACTGTGGTTGTGAAGCAGTCAGTACACGGTGTTGCTTTGAAAACCACTTCGAACGTTTCTCTGAGATGTCCGGAGAAGATCAACTAAATATTATTTATAATGATGATCGCTTACAAACTCTTCCGTAAACGTAAAGATGGTACCTATGGACCTCTATTTATCAACCGTAAGCTAAAGATTAATCCCGGTCTATGGCTACAAGCTGAGTCTCATCCAACAAAAGGCTTTGCTGTACGACCCGGATGGCATTGCTGTGCTGAACCCTTAGCACCGCATCTATCCAAGAAAGATCGTGTATGGTGTGTCGTAAAGATTGATGACTACGTAGAGCATCAACGACCAAAGTCACAAGGTGGTTTGTGGTTTACTGCTAACAATATGAAAGTCTTAGGAGAACTATGACTATTGAACACCTTATTGTAGGTGCTACCGGAGTAGGATACCTCATAGTAGGTGTTCTACAATGGTCTAAAGGTGAGCTATCCAACGGAATGATATGGACTGGATATGCTTTTGCTCAAATCGGTTTATGGTTGAATATTAAATGAACGATACATTAAATGATATTCTTGACCAGCTTAATACTCTTACTACACAAGTAAAAGATATTATTGCTGAGAAAGAACAAATGGGTTTTATCTTTCAAGATGAAGGTGAAAATACTTCTGAACGGGTATTTATTAAAGATGACTATTGTATTGTTGCTGCACACAAAGGATATTCAAACCATGTAAAGAACTTATGTGAATTAAAAGATACTGGTAACGGTTATATTGCTTACTTCCATACATATAACTGTGTTGATCAAGACAATTATATCTGTATGGATTATGCTGAGGCAGACTACTTATTTAAAGCCCTGACATTTTTAAGGTCTAAAAAATGAAACAAAGAACAGTATACCTAGCTGGCCCTATGGAGCATGTGTCTGTTGAAGATGCCCAAGGATGGCGCACAACGGCTGAACAACTATTAAACTTTAATGGAGTACAAACACTTAATCCATGTCGCCGACTTCATAACTTCGATAAACGATACATGAAACGTATCTTCGAGTTAGATCTTCGAGATATTCAAGAGTCAGATATTATCCTTGTTAACTTAGATAAACCAGAAGTAGCTAAACATGGGACGGCTATGGAAGTATTCTATGCTTCTTATGTATTGCGTAAGCCTGTAGTAGCCTTCAAAGCTGATGCATCAACAATCCACCCATTCTTCGAGTCACTTGTTACAGAGTGGCGTTCCAATGTTAACAAAGCCTGTGAAACAATTTTAAACGAGTACCTATAATGCCTTACATTCATAAAGACGATCGCCTATTACTTGAATTAAACGGTCCAGCATACGCAAGTACTGCTGGTGAATTAAACTTTTTAATTACAGCCTTATGTATTGAGTATTTAAATACCAATGGTAAGAACTACCAACGTATCAATGATGTAGTCGGTGCCTTAGAAGGTGCAAAACTAGAATTCTATCGCCGAGTTGCTGCACCTTATGAAGACCTTAAGATTAAAGAGAATGGAGATGTATACTGATGGCGCTACCTAAATATGTAGATGATTACAAACCCTTCAACCAACAGCAGAAAAAGGACTTCTACGATCTTATGACACCACACTGGTCTAATGAAATGGCTAAACAATATAACATTGAGGCCGAGGAAGAAGAGCACTACAAAGAAGTTATGCGACTGGATGCTAATATGAATTTAAATTTTAGTAAACCAGATGCTATCAATCCATCACACTATCAAGGTATCGTAGGTAACTACCAGTACATTGAGTGTATGGAGTTTATTCTTGGTTTCGATGGCCTTAAAGCACATTTGATTGGTCAGATTTATAAGTACATGATGCGTCTTGGTAAGAAAGATGCTGACCTACAAGAGGTAGGTAAGGTCGTATGGTACTCACGATGCCTAGAGATTCTGCTACGTGATGGCACTATCATTGGTAAACTAGATGAACTGAAATGAACTTAATTAAAACAGTTAAACGATGGGTTGCCGGGTCAGAAAAGTACTTTGATATCTACGAATGTACTGTAGATGAAGTTGAAAGCTACACATCTGACTCTGGTAAAGGTATGGTACGCGTTAAGATAGGTGACTCTACTTATAGTGGACTATATAATAAGTGGGTATACGACTATCTATGTGAGAATGAAGGGTCACCATCCTTTATTGTCATGTGGAGAGCACCTAAGGGAACTCCTATGGTAGCTTACGTTAAAGAAATTTGGCAAGACCATATTAACGGAGTATACAATGTAGAGGTTCCTGCAGAAACAAATGCCTTCAGTAATAACGCTGAGGCTTTCGTCTATCTATGGATCAATAAAGACAATGACAAGAAGTACATTGGTACACATAAAGGAAGTGTTGATGACGGATATATTGCATCCTCAGAAACTTTCCTCGCAGACTACAATGAATCTCCAACAAGATTCATTCGTAGTATCCTTGCATATGGAAGTCAGCAAGAGATGTATGAGCTGGAAACCAAACTGTTACTTGATCTTAAAACTAGAATGAGTAGTATGTACTATAATCTCTCCAATAACCTACGGGTAGACTAATGAAATACAATTTCAACACACATTTAGGTACTCAAAATTATACCATTGGTATTGACGTTAAAGCTAAGTATGGCTACTTCGAACACGATCGTTTAGGTGATCAGTCTGGTGGTGGTTTATGGTTTGATAAAGAACTTAAGCTAGAAGACTATGATGGAGTATTCGAGTTACCTTCTGAAGTAAAGAATATCCTTGTAATGTTTGGTATGTGTGATAAGGATTTCTGATGAAACCAATGCTACTACCGCGTGAAACACCTGACTTAGATACACTTGAATACCCAGTCTTTGTCACACCTAAGCTAGATGGTATCCGAGTATTGTTTGAGAACGGTGTAGCCTTATCACGTACCCTTAAACCTATCCCTAATAAATCCATCCAAAAATGGGCTGCATTTTGGGGTGATGAACTAGAAGGTATGGATGGTGAGCTTATCGTAGGACCAGCCACCTCAACAACAGTCTATCGAGATACAAACTCCTTTGTTATGTCTCATGATAAAGTAGGTGAATTCTTTTTCTATCACTTTGACTGCTGGGATGATACTGTAAACACGTATAACACAAGGTACTTTGATTTAAGTATTGATGATGTGCCGCCTAACTATCGTAAGGTGCTATCATATTCTGCCCATAATAAAGAAAAGTTATTAGAGCTAGAAGAACTTTGTTTAGAAAAAGGTTATGAGGGTGTTGTTATCCGTAGTCCACATGGTAAGTACAAGTACGGTCGATGCACTATTAAAGAAGCTAACTCTTTTAAACTTAAACGGTTTGAAGACGATGAAGCTGTTATCATTGGTTGGGAAGAGGAAATGCACAATGGAAATGACGCAGAAACTAATGAACTCGGGAGAACTAAAAGATCAACTAAATCATCTGGTATGGTTGTGAAAGGAACTCTCGGCGCATTCATCTGTAAGACCCGTGACGGAGTTGAATTTAAAATTGGTTCAGGTTTTGACCAATCAGATAGGGATAACTTCTGGAAAAATAAATCAAGTTTGCTTGGATATATTGTTAAA